TTACTGTGGTAATGCTGGCCACCTGATTGCTGTAAAGGTGGCCTCGTTTTTAACTTCGCTTAAATCCAGTGCTTTAAGTTTCCTGATATACGCCATCCATTGAGTCAGATTTGCCTTATCGTCTTCACTGATTTCCCCCAACGCCAGTTCGGTTCGCCAGTCGGCAATGGCGCTGTTAGCATCGGTAAGTAGCTTCTGACGTGTGGTTTCGGCTTTTGCATGATAATCAACGGGAACAGCGACAACAGCGTCGTTCGAATATTTCCAGTCGCCATAGATATTAAATCCTGCAGGTAACTTGTTAACCTCAACAACTGAAAAACCAGCCGGATAAAGACGAGAGACATCTTCTGATACGGAACGGATTATATTTTCGGAGTCAATACACAACTTATATTTTTTCGTGAATTTACTCAGCGACTCATAAAAATCCTGACCATCTTCACTACGAAAATACAGAAAGTTGTTATCATAATCCGGGTCATCAGGAGTGTATCTGGTTACGTTTTTTAATTCCATTATAGTTTCCTTAATCATCCATTAATTGTACGCCAGCCATTACCCACCCACATTTGCAACGGTCGATACGCAAATGTCACACCGTATGCTGTTGTTGGGTCATGTCTGGCTTGTGTTAAAAAGCAACCAGCAGGCGCTTCTGCAGGTCCATATTCATCTACTTTGCCCGGCCATACTGGGGCGCCACGCTGGATATTCTGGACATAACGATTATCTGATTCGCCTTTTGTATATACGTTTCCTGATGTTAAATAACGGGCGTCGAAATTACCGTAATTATCCGGAATAACTTGTCCATTAACAACAAACTGAATACTGCCATCGGTATTACGCTGGCTGTATAAATGCCATCCCTGGTCGTCATCCAGCTCAATAACCGTTGGTCGATTTCCGTCACCCCACAAATTAAATTGAGCATTCAGCACGGAGTTATTTGAGCTAGTCATGGTCATTCGTTTGGCATTGCCTGCGCGAATAGCTCCCAGAACTATCATTTCACCGGGAGCGACACGAACGGTGTGCTGGTTATTCGCAAACATATCCAGTATCCCGTCACCATTCTGTTTAAGACCAGTGTCGTTATCACCGAGCACAATAGAATTACCGCCAAGCGCATTATCCGTACCAATACCTAAAGGACCGTTAAGCCGTCCTCCATTAACTGACAGTGCCTCAACGTCACCGGCTGTGGGTTTCATCATGCTGTTATACAGCGTATATGTCTGACCGTTCGTAGCGTTGGCAGGCTTTGTTTCTGAATATTCAGGAGCGCTATATAGTGTGACATTTGCATTACCGGTATAATCGTACTGTGCAATTAACCAATACGCATACTGGTTGATCCTGACATAAATGTCGTAATTGTCGCCTGATGTGTTAATCCAGGCGCACTCAAGAACACCGTTAGGTGAGCGTTTCCATAATGTGGCAGTAATTCCGACGGGCGAACCATTGCCGGCGCGCAGAACCAGTTCGCTGATAGCCCCTTGTTCAAATGAGCCAACGTTATACCCCGAACCTCCGTAAAGCTTAATTACTGCTGTCGATGTGGCCTGCGGCATGAAAACCGTGGCGATTTTGAACCATCCCGATTCACCAAATGTAACGCTGGTAGAAGTCACAGCGCCGATAGTTCTCGCAAATTGTTTTTTGTCCGGAATATCGCCGCCATTCTGCGATTTTTGCAGGGCGCCCGCAGCTTGCTTTGCCGTTTCTCCTAAACCGAGGTATGTGAGAATATCCGCAATACTGGCTTTTCCGATGATGTCGCGCCCAACAGAAGTAAGATCTGTCTGTCCGGCGGTATCATTCCCCGTGAAATACGGAAGTTTATCTGCACCAGTAGCCAGACCAGCGAGCGCCGTCAGCGTGGCATCAAGAGTCTGAAAATCCTTACCGAACGCAGCGGACATTTTGGCGATAAAGCCGCTCAGGTCACCATCATCGAGTACATCCTGTCCGCTCTTACTGGCTGTGTACTGTGCCAGTGCTGCAGCGATGAAGCTCGCCTGACGCAGCGCTTTATTTACCTGTGCGCTTGATGCCTTTCCCGCAGTAAAACCAGACAGGAGCGCCGGCAGCGCTTCCCAGTCAGGCTGTGATGTAACATTAGCACCCTTACCCGTCGCAAACGGTTTAAAATCATTTTTAGCCATCAGAGTAATGTCCCCCATGAACCGGCATCAAACCCGCTGATATATTCGTTATCCATATCAAACCCAAAAAACCTGTTTCCTTCAGAAGGCGTTTCCACCGAAGGAATTTCAATACTTCCGCCCCATACACCAGCGGCCTTTACCGTCAGATACCCTTGTCGTATCGCAGCAATAAGTTCGAGAGAGACCGATGAAATATCTGTTTCAGGAAAAACCCAGATACCTATGGTCATGTCCTGGTTATCGACGATCTGCATCTTCAGACCGGACCCGTCCAGTGCAGCGTCAAGAATGGGAGGCAGAGAGTCGTTTCTTCCGTCCCAGTTGTTAATTGCTATCTTCGTTTTTAGAACGATGCGATAGGTTTCATCGCTCAGCGAGGTATAACCCGAATCCGGATCATATGGCCCCTGCCAGACGCCCTGGTCATATCCGAGTCCGTCAGTGTCCCAGCTGAAATAGACACCGCTTATTGGCTGGCTTACAATCCGGCTTAACCCTATCCACTGGCCGAGAATATCGAGTTGTATTCCTGTCGCATGATCAATATCAAAAGCGTTTATTAGCCCATTTATTGCGGCTGAGGTTTCAGCTAACGGCCTGGTCACTAAGTCGATGTGTTCAACGAATTTAGGTTTTGTCGCATGATAGTTAGTAATTAAGTCCGTATATTTGCTCATGCTGCCACCGTAATAATGATATTTTCCGGCTTACAGGAGGCAGATTCGTCGTAAGCAATATTAATATTCGCCGCAGCAACAGCTTCCGGAGATTTGCCGATCAGCAACTCCTGAATATCGTAATAGCGCGCATTTCCACCACTGACGACCCCAAGGTTAGCAGGAGAATAAATCCGGCTCAGCAGTACCTGGTCACCAATCATCAGTCTGTTAATGTAATCCGCAACAGCCTGCTGAATCTGCACACCTATCTGAGAGGTGTACCCGGCAAAAACTTTTAAGGTAATTTTTCCGTAAACAGGGACATCAGTTGGTCGCGAAAAACTGATTATGTGGGGATTACCATATTTATCCGGTACGGTTACGGATGTTTTTCCCCAGGTCCGGACCCCCTACCCTTTATTTCCCCGGATGGTCCTGGCTATTTCGGTCACATCGCCACCATCAACAATGGCCGAGATGGAATGCGGAGGGAGCCCGTTACCGTCAGCCTTTCCTGTATCATTTTCATAGAGCTTGTGGCGCGTCACACCAGCAATATTAGCGATCGCCCCGTCCACACCTTCAAATGGTGTGATGGATGGTATCGCGACACTCTGCCCCTGCCTGATGCGCAGTTCTGCGTCCGTTTCTGCAGGTGCGCCAACGGTGGCCGCTGCCGAGTTGGTTACCGACGTCCAGCCACGGGTCGGTGTATTGATAGTGGTAATCGTCCCGGCAGGAGCTGCAACCGCTCCGCTTTTGGAACAAATTGCAGTTGCCGTCACGGTGCCATCAACACCAATCACCACTGAATCCGGAAGACGCCAGATCACGTTATTGGTGTCTTTCACGGTGCCGTTCGTAATGGTTGTTCCTGCGGTGCCAGTGAGCAGTAAATCCACGGTAGAGTTCGTTGCACCTTTGCGCGCGATACCGTTAATTTTTACGTTACTGGTCAGCGCTGCGCCGTACCCGGTAACAGGTGAAAAGCAGTTATAGACGGAAATGGCTGTGTTATTGGCATCGTGAATAGCAAGCGCCACCAGCGCCACCATCTGGCCGTCTTTGCTGTCCGGCTCCAGATAAGCGTCACTACCATAAATCTGCTGGAAATAGCTCGTCAGGGTATCGAGTATCGTCTGGTAATCAGGCGCACTGATCCCCTCAGCGGTTACCGTTGCCGATAAGCCGAGTGTGTCCAAATTGAGGGCCATTTATGCCTCGCTGGTTACTGTCGTTGTTCCGTAGATAGTGTCGATTTCAGCGAAAAACTGGACGCGGCGCGTCGTCGTGTTCACTGTGGTATTGAAAGAGAGGATGGATTTCACGCCCCGCGTTTCGAGGATGCGCTTGCGGATCGCCAGATTGTAGGTTTCCGGCTTTTGCTTACCGAGCACAGACTGAATCCACGGTGTTCCCTCTGTCTTATCGAGGAGCCACTGCCCGTACCACAATGCAAATCGTGTTTTTACCGCCTGCGCGACAGCTTCTGGCGAGTTAATCAGCCAGGTATCATCGCCACCACCAAAAGTGTAATCACCTTCGCCGTCTTCACGTCTGTACCGCATTAGTTCACCTCATCTGTATTGCTTCCACCGCGTTGAACGCCGCCATGCGTATGGGTATTGTCGATCAACTTGCCGTTCGCTTTCACACTACCGATAAACTCAACAGCACCGGTGATTTTTGATGCAACGCCAGAAACAACGGACCCTACCATGCCGCCCAGCCAGGACAGCAGCCCATGAATGGTAACTTTCGCCGAGAAGTCGGCCAGCGGAGTCACTATATCCAGACCGCCAGGCGCTACGATTTTAATTTTCTGAGTGGAAGGGTTGAGCTCAAAGAACGTACTTCCGTCGTCGCTACGGAGCTGCGCGGCCCCCGTACTTATTCCGCTTATTTTTTGCGCCTGCGACTGCGGCCCGACGATACAGAACGCATCCGATAAATCATGCACCCGATCGTCGACAGGCTCCTGTACCCCGCCGTTCTGCCACCAGAAATCGATGCAGCGATCGGAAAAAATCACCAGGCATTCATCACCGGCTTTCACCGGGAACGTTAGCGTGCAGCCGCCGCCGCGAGGAAATACCACGGGCACATCCACCAGCAGCGGGTAAGGTTTTGTCACCCGGTTGCCGTCGTTATCGGTCTCAACCGAACGGATAGCAGGCTGCACAACCGCCGTAACCGCGTCAGGGTCGAATGACTGAATAATGCCGGGCAAAGCGACGCGGATTTGGTTCTTTGTTGTTTCCCGCTCAGATTTGAATGTTTCGGCAAGGTCGCCGCTACGGGTCTGGTCAGATACTGCCATTTAGTAGGCTCCAGAAAGCAAAAAACCCGCCACTGGCGGGTTTATAAATAAGGTTTAATTAAGCAGCCTGGGATTTCATTTCTGCTATTTTGTCCAACATCTTGTTCACTGCTGAAATAGATGAACTCGCTTCTGTTTGCAAAATAGTCTCTGTTAGATCGTAGTCCGCGCGCTTACGCTTCATTTTTTGTTGCTTAAGAACTGCCCCCAACTGGATAAGAGACATTAACTCATAAGGTTCGCCCTTTCGCCTTGCGTCTGAAGTCAGATATTGTACAACTCCATCATGTGTTGTTGGTGGACAACACGTCAAAAGGCCGCATGTTTCATGGTAGAAAGCATAGTAAGCCCGCGAAATAGCACTTCTGAAACCAGACTCAACACCAGTGTCTAAACACGTGATGGCTGCGTCAATGAACTCTTTTCCTTGGATACTCATATTGTGAATTGAATCTCCTGCCGATTACGCCCGCGGAACCAAGCTGTTACATTTTTTCCAGCGAAGACTTCATTCATTGCAATTTCAGTAGCAACGTCAATATCCATATCGGAAAGCGTATCAGCATCTTCGCATAACACATCACAAACTATGCCCGCATCCCCTTCAGGGCTTGCGACGTAGTCATGTGAAATTGCTAAAACACCATAATTTTTGGCGACATTAGCAATTGTTCTGGAAAGAAGACTTATTTCATTTGTACTTAAATCAGTCACACTTATGAATGCATCTAATGCCTGTTTTTTTTCCATAACATCTGACTCCATGCTTTCTCGCTCGCTATCGCTTCCAATCATAGACAGAGCTTTTCGAGCAAAAAAGAGTGATAGTTCACCATCACCGTCCGCATAGGCTGCATTCCTGGCTCGTACACACAAAGCGAGACTAGTAATTTCCCTAGCCAGTCTCACAGCCTCTTCACGATACAATTCATACTGCCCGGTATAACTGAGATAAGAGAGATAATTCCTGGCTACTGCTTCGTCACGATATGCAACTGCCTCCCGGAAAAAACCGACAGCCTCACTGTGTTGATGCGCAGCTCCATAGGCCAGAGCCAACACCATAAGCTTCACGGGCTCATCTGGGATTTTACTTGCTCCAGAAACCACTCGCTTTAGTGTAAAAGCATCTAACTGTTGCCCTTCATCAATATGCGAAGTAAGCATCTCAAGCGTTTCATTCAGTTTGCTATGCAGTGCAAGTGACATTAATTATCCTCCGTGGCAGCAGAATTTATCATCAGGAGGCATCATCAACAACCTGTAGTTTTATTCATTACTCCCCATTTTAGACTAAGACTTTGTTCTTTTGCGGGGAGGTAAAGAGAACTTGTTAAAAATAAATTCCACTCAATCAGGCACTTTCTTACACGGAAATGATCCAATGATCCTCGGCGCGTCCATGCTGTTCTGCAGCAGTTGGACGTTCAGGAAACGCGTTTCGGTACCAGGGCGATGGATATACTCAAAACCATAGTTGTTGCCATCTTTGGCAGGCATCAGCCCCATTTTTATCTGCATGCCCGTACCGTCTTTACCCAACATTTTTACTTTTTGAGACGTCACTGTTTCGCCATTGATTTTAAACAATGAGTCCGGGATAGCATCCATACGGAAGCTGCCACATTGCATCGTTATGGTGTTTGCACTTGCGCCAAAAGACGCTAACGCCAGCAATGAAAATATCCATCGTTTCATTTCTATAACCCTCTCTGCAAAGCAGTGCTGGATGGCATATCCGCCGCGCCACGCGCTTCGCACATCATATCCATGTACCACGGCTGGCCCCTTGTGTCACCAGTATACATAATGCCTTTCACAACATAAACGCCATCCGTTGCAATGCTGGCAGGCTGCGCCGTGGTGCCGCTTAGCGTGATATTACCGTCAGTGTTCTGGTCGGTGATACGGCCACCAGCCATAGCAATATCGTTATTCGACAATGCAGTACGGTACACCGAAGCCTGATCCAGTTGAATTAGCCCGTTAACCCGGATGTTCGGGTTAATCAGCGCGCGGACGTTAACGCCATTACCGATGGTCTGCTGAGGCATGCCGATCAGCCCAGTGGCGCTGTTGAGCACAATCGCGTCGTGCATGTATTCACCTTCGGGCAGCATATTAAGCTGACCATCCACGAACTGCCAGGTGGCGCCGCACTGAGCAGCAACGTTATCCATAAGATGCCGTGTCATGCCAAACAACACACGTCCCCGCGGGAAAACAGTCGGGGGGAATACCGGAGTGCGACCAACGGTCGCGCCTTTGGCTTCGAAGTCCTTCATCAACAGCCTGAACATATCTTCTGTCGTGTAACCCGCTGCCAGCGTCTGATTGGTAATGCTGGTGGCAAATGCCAGATCCGTATCGGCGGCCTGAATCAGGACGTAGGAGTCAATGGGACTGTCTTTTCCTGTGACCGAGTAGCGAATTTCCCCACTAAAAATCAGTCCGTAGTTGCGCCCGTCGCTCTGGCCCACCGTGTCGGCGTCGACTTCCCGCGCAATGCCGACATCACTGGCTGCCACCTCCGGCGCGATACCGTCGTAACCGGCAATCAGCCGCACTTTCGAAAACTCCTGGCCGGTGATGCGGTTCACCGTATCAGCTGACAGGTTGTAGATTTTGAACGTTCCCACCCGGGACGCGCTGCTGATGTTGAACCAGTCGATCGTAAAGGTCACTTTAAAATCGCTGAGTTGAATACCCTGTCCGTTTTCGCCCACGAGCTGCAGCTCGAAATGCCTCATCCAGTTCTGTGACATGCTTACTCCGTTAATACCAGTAAATGACTGCGACCGCCCAGGTCGGTTTTCGTCGGATAATCCTGTGTACTGTCGTCACACATCACCACCAGCTTAAAACCCAGTCCCATGTATGCGTACTGTGCCAGCAGGTCGGCGCCAGTGACCAAAGGAATGCCGGAGATTACCGGCTCCCCCCTGTCGTTCTGCAGGTCCATGATCCAGTACAGGTCACGCCAGATGATGCGAATCCGCCACGTGATACCCGCCAGGATGATGCTGAACTGCTGGTTATCCGCGGTCAGCGGAATTTCCTGAATAGTCATTAACCCAGCCCCAGAAAAGCCGCACCACTCTGCAATAAAGAAGTGTTTGGCGGTTTAGTTGTTTTGGTTCCGGTATTGAGGACTGGCGACGTGCTGGCCCCGTCCTTCATGTCGGTTTTATCCGCGACGGTTACCTGCTGCGTCTGCGAGATGAGAACCTCCCTCAGGGTGAGGACGGCGGACAAGACATTTTCGGTCGTCCTGTCGGTCGTCACCTCCAGTGCGCGGATCAGCATGTTGCTGTACAGCCGTTTGCCGGTCACCACATCGAAGGGAATACGGCTTTCCTGCAAGTCGAGTATCTCCTGATACGTCTGCTGAGGACTCAGGCCCAGTAAGCTGGTGGCCGTCAGGTTACTGGCAAAATCCAGCAACGATCCGCCACCAGCGAAACCGACCTCCATCACCACTTCAGACGGTTTTTTGTAGGCATGGTCAGCGATGGCGGCACCGACCTCGACAGGGTGCTCTGTTATCTCTAGCGTGTCGGTGTGCTTCTCTGAAACAACCACACTGGGGATAAGCACCCCAATTCTCCTGGACTGCTGATGAAAGAGAGTAGAGAGAATATCCATTAACCCACCTTCGTTTGATTGCCGCGCATGAGCTGGGCATTTGCAGACTGCTGCCGACGTTCTACCTGATTCCCCACGGAGTGCGGATCACCACCACCGTAAATGTGATAGGTGTTCTGTTGCTGGACCTGAGCTCCGGGTGCGGGCATGTTGCTTAACACCTTCGGAATGTAGTTGCGGGTTTCCTGAGGCATAAGGGTCATCCCGTGTTTCTGTACATTCCCGATCCCCCAGTTATATGACGCCAGCGCCTTGCTCAGGTCACCGCCATTCGCCCGCAGCAACTGTGAAAGATATTTTGCTGCAGCCTGCGCAGCCTTCTCCGGATCGAAAACATCATTCCCGCGCAGCCCCATATCTCGTGCAGTGCCGTCCATAAACTGAAACAGGCCTTTAGCGCCGGCGCCGGAAACTGCAAACTGATTCCCGCCTGATTCAGTGATGGCCACACTGCGCAATAAACCTTCCGGAAGCCGGTATAGGTGTTCCAGATTGGTTAGCATCGGCTGCATCCATCCCAGCAGCTCAGCGCCAGCTTTTGTTGGTTGTGGCCGCTTAACTGACTGTCCGTGTTGTTCAGGGTCATCACCCCCAAACCAGCCGCGAACCGTTCGGCCTACGCTGCGGGGATCGAATCCCCAGTGCTCTTTAATCCAGTCGGCGGCACCGTTGGCGCTGTCTGTTACCATTGGCATCGCTGACGAATTTTCGCTGCCCTGATTAAGCATCTGTTTGCCGATGCTGGCGGCATCGGCCCAGCGACCGTCTTTAATGGCATTGAGCAGGTCGGCGATCATGTTCAGCATTTTGCTGAACTCGCCCATCTGGTCGATGAAATTGCTGAAATCCCATTTCAGGGACCACGATTTGGGGTCAATGTTGAGCAGTTTCGCCAGTGCTTTCGCCAGGTCGTTAACGGTCGCTTTCAGGTCACGAACCATCTTCAGCGCGACGTCGACCTCCGGTTTCCATTTCTCCCAGTCAATCAGGCTCTGGCCGCCTTCCTTCCAGGTCTGATAGTCTTCCCACAGGAGGGCGATCCCCGCCGCCAGCGCGGTAATGAGGCCAATCGGCGACATCCAGAACGTGCTGTTCAGAATGCGCAACGCAATCGTCAGTGCGCCAAACAGCGAGATCAGTTCCCGCGTTTGCTTATCCAGTGATTGCCACCAGGTGATAAGGCTGGATGTTCCCTCAATAAGCCTGAAGAACAGGTGCCCGATGATATCCCCGAGCGTCAGAATACCTTTTATGGCTTTCGTCAGGGTCTGCTCGATGCGCGGGAAGTTATCCAGGATGTGGCGGCGCAGCATGTCCAGCGAACCCGCGAGGCCACCAGCAAGATTAGAGCCGATTTTGTCACGGGCCATACCCGCCATCACGCCGAACTCGCGCAGGGAGGTCATGAACCTGTTGGAGCTTTTGGCCGCCTCGTCAGCATTGAAACCGATAGCCTTCGCCATCGCGCTGTACTGCCCGGAGAAACTGCCCACACCGCGACGCATCGCCATAAGGGTATTTTCATCAATGCCCAGCATCTGCGCATACTGGTTAGCCCGGTAATACGGCATGCTGCTGAGCTTCTGGCCGACGCCCGTAAAAATGGCGGCCATATCGCGCATATTCCCGCTGGCGTCCCGGGTCTGTACGCCCAGGCGGTTCAGAAAGCCTTCCGCGCCGGGATTATTACGCACAAACCGGGAGAGGCTTTCCAGCGAAGTCCGCGCCGCGTCCACACTACCGCCCACCTGCGAAACTGCGTAGCCAATCGACTGAATCCCCTGAACCGTCGCGCCGGTGCGTTGAGATGCCCAGTAGAGATTATCCAGACCGGAGGCAATTTTCGCCGTAAACGCAACAACGGACAGCGCCGCACCTTCCACCGCCAGCCCTGTTTTTATGGCATTTGCGGTGACGCCAGCAAGAACAGATTCAAATTTCTCGTATCCGGCTTCATCAATATCAAAGCCAAGGGAGACGAGAAAATCTTTAATAGTCTCAGCGTTCATTATCCTCTCTCCATTTCTCAATACGGCGCTGGTTGTCAGCCTTAACGGCCAGATGGTCATTCATCAGCGCGATATCGCACAGATCGACTGATCCATCCTTCAGCGCGTAATAAGGGATTAACCCGGCGTCAACCGGGTCAAGGAGATAAGACAGCCCGTCAGGCAGGCTGTTGAGGGTTAACCCTGAGTCTGGTCCGGCGTCTCGCTGGTAAGGCTCACGGGCAAAAAATTTCCCAGCGAATCGGCGACCACCCGCGCCACCAGCTGCAGCATGATCAGGAGATTGATGTCATCAAACATCAACTCACCGCTGTTGAAAACAGGCGTCCAGACCGTCCCGTTTTTTCGGGCCACAACCGACAGGCAAGGATGAATTATCGAGTTGGTGTCTTCCTCTTTCATCGAGGCCAGTTCGTCAGCGATACGCGGCAGCAACGTTTCAAATACTGGCTTAAGCTCATCAAATTTTTTGGAGTCAACCTTACCGTCTGCTGGCAGCAGGGAGCGAATGCTCCCGAAGTCAGTCATCATCCCTGCGAGAAGCGGCAGTAGTTTGCGTGTAACCTTGAGCTGATCAAACACGTTGAGTTTTGCGGCGCGGTATTCCACGCCATTAATATTGCATTCCATCTGTTAGAACTCCCCGAGAACTTCGTCAATCTTGCCGCAATCAAATACCCAGGCGACCGTTCCGGCTACCTTCGGGTTATTCCAGTCAGGCTGTTTCTGGAAAGCACAGGAGCGCGCCGTACCGATATCACCGGACACCCTGTTACGCACGACGATCACGTTATTTCCCCACAGCGCTGACGACATGCGCTGCGCGTTGTACATGATGGAAAGTTTTTTGTTCAGAGGGGATGTTTTAAGCAGGGTGACGGTAATAACGCCACTATTGCCGCCGTGGAGGCTGTGCATCACTTCACCGTCAGAACCGATAGTCATCGTGTTCTTTGCCTCGGTCATCGTGACCGTGATCCCCTCTTCGGAGTTGGCAGAACCAGCCCCAAGATCTAATGAACCTGTCGGCCCGGAAAGAGAAGCCGAAATATCAAGAAAAGAGTAAGCACCCATTCGATTCTCCTTAACGAACCACGGTAATTGCTACATCGCCGTAATGAACGGCCCCGGCCAGTTTCGCGGCCACCTGAATCGGTACGCCTTTACGCGCTTCACGATCGGTCTGCAGCTGGTTGTCCACAGTATCCGCCCAGGTGTAATACCCTTTGGTCAGGGTGTCGCCGGTTCCGAGTTGCCCCATTGGTCCGCCAGTCCAGATACCTGGTGCAAACAGACCGCTTTTGTCGGCCACATCCAGCACTTTTTCGATGTTGGCGATTCGGGTCGTTGTACCAGCATCGGTCTGTGGGATCTTCGTGGTGCTGGTGTAAAGCGTGTTGTAGTCGGCTGTCTGTACTGCGTTCTGCAGCCAGTCGAGCCCGTGACGCTCATCGAAGAAATCGCCGTTACACATCACACCCTGTTCAAGGATGGCTGTATCGTTTTCGTAGTACACGTAAACGTTACAGTTCTTCGCTTCCAGAGCATTCGCCTGTGATGTACCGATGGTTTCGTAGGTGATGCCAGGCAGTTGCTTGAACTTCAGGGTGATAGTGGTATTGCTGCCGGTGAAGTTGACCGTAAACGCACGTCCAAACGCTGACAATGCAGCATAGGGACTGGTAGATGAATACTGGATATAGGTCCGGCTGTATTTTGCGGCCTTCAGTTTGGTAGCCAAATCGGTTTCAACCGCCGAGCTCAGAATATCCGCTTCGCTCGAAGTTATAGCCAGGATTCGCGAAACGGTCGCAGACTCGATCGCCGACGAAACGGAGATCAGGTCAGCATCATCCGGATAGTCAGCCACCGGAACGGCCAGATGCAGACCATACCAGGAGTTGTAATCCAGCAACGCGTTAACCGCCTGCAGCAGAGTTTCAGTAGGGCCAGATTCAGCCGAAGTGAGGCTATCAATCCAGCGACCAACATACAGTTGCGTCGGACGCGGTGACTGGGAGAACCAGACTACAGCTGCTTTGTATTCCTCACTGTCGACGCCGAAATCATCCCCGATATCTGCCGGATCGGAATACAGGCGCAGACGCTCGGTGATAGGAATAACAGTGGAATTACCCAGAATCAGCATCGAACCGAAATTTCGGCCCTGCGCAGCTCTGGCAGAAAGCGTCACGGTTACGTTGGTGACGCGGTTTAAAGGCAAGCCTTTCGCCATGATCAATCTCCGGTTGAGATCGCGACATTACCGTCGACGATAGATTTAATGTTGTATGTGCGCGTGACTTTGCGGCGTATCTTCACCGTGATGTCATAACGGCGTAGCCACTGCTGGTTGATAAGTTCAGGAAAGGGGGTAATGGAACTGACATCGCCTAATGTCAGCCCCATCCGATTTAGTTCGGAGTTATTCTGCTCAACAGATATCCCATCGCGGAAAATAGAGGCAAACTTCATTCCTGAAGGACCGTAAAATGATGCCATTGCGACAAATGTTTCGTGTCTCCATAGCTCTGTTCCGGAATCTGTTTGCCTGATGAATGCTGGATTATCATCAATGGGCCATTCGATGATGCCAAATGCGCACCAGTTCGTTTCAACTGGCAGCAGTGGCGGTTGATCTTTCTGCCAGCGTGGGCGAACCATCCCAGCAGGCAAGCCGGAAACGTTGCGCATCCACTGGCTTAACAGCCTGTCTAACGCTTCGTCATAATCCGGATCGCCGCTGGTGGGTGTCAGCCAGCCGCGCGCTGTGCTGGTGTTATTGCTCAACGGGAGTACCCCCATCAAACGGCAGCAGCTCGCAATGCGCCTGTACAAAGCCGGCGCCATATGCGGTGTACGGGTCGACGAACGTCACACGATAATCACGGTTCTGATACGTCACGATATCGGCATCACGGCCAGTCTGCCCCTGCGTGAGTCGCTCAGTCGTCACGATAAGGATTGCTCCACTGATAACCTGCCCGGACTGCATGCGGCGGTTTTCCAGTGAACGGTCAACGGTAACAACTCCGGCAAACTGCGTTTTAACTTCGCTGTCGCTACCAATCCCGTCTTCGTCCACTGTCTGTACCCGACGCGTTACCCAAAGGTTGAAGTCACAAAAATCCGGGTCGAAAAGAACATCGGTTACATCAAGAATCGGCATCTTTATCCCTCACTACATGGGTTATTGAGGCGAGATATTTGCCAGTATCGTAAAGAGGCTTAGCCAAAGTGGTGCCCGGAGATTCACCAGCAGCACGCCGCGCAAGTTCCGCTTTCGCACCTTTACGCCCACGGCGCGCACGCGCTTCAACGGTGCTATCTGCAAGCGGAGTAAAATTGGCAGCTTTGATGTGATTTTTCACCCCTCTTGCAGCCACTGTACCTGCGCGGTTGAGTGCTCTTTCCGCTCCCGCCGCATTACCATCAAGCGCAGCCTGTGCCGCAGCTTTAAGCTGTGGCATCGTCTGGTCTTCAACTGATTTAACGCCGGGTACAAGATGCGGACGTGGTGGGATGTTTTGTGCAGGTGAACCGTATTCGTTGATATACCCAATCCCGGCATTACCGAACGACACATCATCCCGATCGCTGTCTTCCACAGGGATACCGACCAGCACATCCTTTTTGGTTAGCGACTTTAGCGCATCCAGTATTGCCTGAGCGTTATCAACCCTCGTTGTTACACCGCTTTTGAAACTCATAGCTGGCGTCCCCCCGCACCGAACATCGTGATCAGCTGATAAAATTCAGCGCCATACCGGGTGTTATTCCAGAAGCCTGCGTCAGGGTTTAGCGTCGCGCTGGTGTCATAGCTGACGCTTACCTTGTCAACGGACTTAGAGGACTGAACACCATTGGTTGAACCGCCCGGACCGCCAACCAGCATCGCCCGGCTATCTGCCGCCCAGAGCGTCATATAGTGCGCAACGAACAACTCGGCAAAGTACGGAAACAACTTTTTGCCGGTAACGTTTTCGCTCAGCAGCACATCGGCCAGATTCAGACGAAACTGGATTTGTGCTTCGGGATATCTGGCAGGGTCAGCAAACTGCGGGAAGTCGCGGCGAAAATCACTTACTGTTGGCAGGCTTTGATTCTTTGGCATCTTTCGCCCCATTACCGCCAGTCCGGGCGGAAGTAATCTGCGCCTGAAGGCTGTCGTTCTGCTCCTGCAGCTTGAGCAGAGCGTCTTTCAGATCGGCAATCAGTTTATCTTTATCGGCAATCTGCGCCTGAAGGCTGTCAATAACGGGTTGCTGGTCATCAGTTTCATTCGATCCGCTTTCGGAAAGCTCAGCGTGCGCCCGGGTAAACCAGTGCGACGCGACCTCTTCTGGTACGTTATGCCGTCCCCGGCCAAACTCCTGTTTTGACTGATCGCCGAGCGTCAGCGTAAACGGGGTGTGAACATGGATGGTAACCAGCTTTTCTTTCGCCATTTTTAGTTTCCTTCTGGCCCCTTTCGGGGCCATTCTGGTTATCAGATACCGTCCACGTAGGACAGGGTTTCTTTGTACACTGGCTCAACCGCACCGAGCTTGCCGTAGTAGGTCGCAATCTGGTACAGACCACGATACTGAACAGGAACGCTTTGCAGCGGAACCAGTGGATAGCGGACATATTTCTTATCGTTGGTGTAGGCGACCATACGGTCTTTACCGCCAACCCCGCGCCCTTTCAGCCATTTGACCGCTTTGATTTCCAGCGGAACGCCGTTCTGGTGGAAAGCGATAGTGTTCACAGCCAGATAGGTCAGCAGTGACTGGTTACCCGCTTCGGAAACCTTACGGCTCGCCAGCAATGAATACTGCTCTGGCGGAATGCGCAGATCAGAAGGCACGACGGAATAACCGGATGCTGCCCAGGCATTCGACAGAATGCTGTTTACGCTGTCGAGGATCTCATCGTTGGTGGAGTTAGCCCAGGTCTTCGTCGCGTTGTTCAGCGTCACACCAACGAGATTCGTCAGACCTTTCAAACCAAGCGCTTCGTCTCCGACGTAAACCTGTTCGTCGTTATCCATCTGCCATTTAAGCTGCATCCCGTCGTACTTCTGAGTGTCGATCGGACGGCCTACCTGCTGTGCCGCAGCCAGCTCAACAACAGTCCATCCCAGCTCCATCCCCCAAAGGTTCAGCGGATTGCCGTCTTTACTGATATCAACATTAACGCCAGCAATGGCAGTTGAATCTTTGCCTACCCAGTTTTTACCATTCGGATTAGCGCCAGAACCCGCCACGCCAAAACTGGTATTCGTCCAGCTGGAAATGTCATCTGCGATAGAGACGTCTTCGCGCAACTGGATATCACGTGTCCAGGTATAACCCACCAGTGGCAGATTCAGCCCCTGGTCGAGTCGCTCCAGCTCCCCGATGAGAAAGGCACCGGAGCTATCAACGGTTGCCTGATCAAAAGTAATCATTCGTCTGTTCCTTAAATCTTCCAGGAGATTTCTGCGTTGCCGTTAGCGTCACCGGCCCCCGTAAAAAAAGCATCAGGTAACGCGGCTGTTTTGCCTGTCACCTCTGCTGCCGTGATCCCGCCAAGCGGAACCGGGATGGAAGCATCGGCTGATACCACGATGTACACCACGCCCCCTTTTTTAACGGACGAAGCATCAGCACCCACGTTTACCGTCATGTACCCACGCTTCATGGCGTCGCCCGGGAAATTCTTATCAGAACCCACCTGGCGAACCATGTCTGGCTGCGATGTGGTCGGATACGGACGAACGTAGATACCCTTCACCTTGTCGACGGTGTCACCCTCCGCCAGCGGCACGAAAAAGCCGTCAGCGTCGTATTTGCCAGCCAGACCATACGCTGCGAAGGCGTTATCGGATTTAAGGATCACCGGTTCGACGGTTAAGTCCTGCGGGCGAGAGATAGCCCCGGCAATGCCAACAGGCATCCGGTACAGATATGCAGTCATTGGATTATCCTTTGCGGTTAGACCAGAAGTCGGCGTTTTGTTTGTTCAGGGAAGCGATGCTGGTCATGCCCATGCCTGGACGTTGTGCATCGCCCGTGGTGCTGCGGGTGTTTCTCCCTTTGGCAATCTCAGATACGGCGTTAAACGCCATATCAACCGATTGTTTAGGTAATTTGCGGATATCAGCGTCACCGACAACCTGGCGAACCAGTGTTTTGTCTGCGGCCGCCAGTACATCACGTTTAAATGCGGTCGGTTTCACCTTACGGCTCAGATCGATACCCGGGATAATAACTTCAGCGCGATAGGCAGAGTCACCAGTAATCGTGGTTTCCTCTTCGTTGTCCTCGCCGTCGCCAGTCGGGTCTTTCTTATCTTTATCATCAGGGGTGTCAGCATTATCACCCGTTGCCGTTCCTTCCAGCTTAGCCAGCAGGGCCTTGAGCAGGGTTTTGATATCGTCCTCGCCGTCGCCGGTCACATCTCCGCCCATCTCCGGCTTTTTGTCCGGCAATGGTTGTTGCGGTGAAAGGTTAATGTTGAGATTAACGCCGCCCGGCAGATCACCTTCATCACCCGTTACAGCCGCTGGCGCTGAGTCCAGCAGTTCGTTCATGGTGTCCGAGTCACCTGTTTTGATGGCCGTGCGCATGCGGGTCCACCAGCTTTTCTTTTGATTTGCCATTGTGTCTCTGTCTCCAATTGCACAACGATTTCCGGCTCTGCCCTTAGGGACAAGAGCCACATGGTTTCCGGTAATATCGACCTGCCTAGCTTTGCCCGGTTCGGTCTGCTCGTACTCCGCGTCATAACCACACGACACTTCGCGCAGACCATCCTCGATTAGCTGAATGGCGCTTTCGTCTTTGACTATAAGGTCAGCCAGCATCAAATCAGACTGGTCTCCGGTCCCGCGTCGAACGTTCTGAAGATGCCCGACAGCAAGCTCTTTCCAGTTTTCGGGATTCACCAGCCGCACATTCCCGTTTTCATCTTCAGGATGCAGGATCGTGATGCTCATCCCTTCAAATGAGGCGAGCGTGGCCGGATGGAATACCTGCTCAGGAGAGCGCGTTACGACTATCTCACCGAACTTGTCAGGCTTGAGGTTTGGCAGATCAGCAGCGCCGTAAAGCTGCTTACCCGTTCGACCTATCGGCACGTCTTTACACAGCAGGGAGCCGTCAGCCAGCTGATAGCGGGTTTCTCCCAGCCGGGTATTGAAAAAATATTTCATGTTTTACCTGCGATTCAGGCGAGATAAGAATGAGGGTTGGGGAAGACGATCTCTTTATAACAGCGGCAGTTCGGGAGCTCGCCAGCGTGACCGGTCATGCCGTCAAGCGTTGGAGGTCGTCCCCATTCGACAAACTTCCCTTCCATCTCCCGATGAGAATGCCGGACGTCGCCATCTTCGGCTGTACGCCAGATATAACCATTCGAGCCGATTGACAGCGCACGCGCCTGATCAAGCGCGCCGGTTGCACGTCCAAGCTCGGTACGGGCGATAAGGTCAGCTCTGGACTTTGCTATATCACCCGATGCTGCAATTTCTTTAGCAAAATGCTCCGCTCTCCCACCGGTCACAACAGCTTCAATCGCCCGATTCTGGATGTCGTATACCCTGTCAGCAGCCTCGAGGGGTAGCGATTTAATGTACTTAACCTGTTCGGCAACGATGGATTTCATCACCTGCCCTGGCGGGGCATTGCTCACCAGATTGCGTAGCTCACGACTGATGGTTTTGCTGTGTTTCCGCCACTGCTCATCATTTTTGCGCACAATGTCGGCGGTAAAGTTCTCAGCAACCTTCGTCGCCCACGGCGTTATAATTTCGCTGTAGCGCTCCAGGGCCTCCATGATTTCGGTGACGCTATCGTTTGAACCATCGTAGTGCCCATTTACGATATCCCCGACCGCCCGCGCTATCTGCCGTAGGCTCGTTCGATATCGGATCTCCGCCTGTCGGCTCTGGCGGTTTGTCGACAAGTTCGCCGATGCCTGGTGGCGCTTCGTCTTCGGCATTCTCGATATCCTCGTCGGTAATGGATGCCCCGATGCCAGTAACATCGGAGTTCTCACGCAGGTCGGTCATAGCGGCTTTGGTTGTCATCAGACCTGCATCCAACGCATTGACAATCGCCGTTGTGGTATTCACAGCCACCGTTGAGCGGTCCACATCTGACATCTGCCATAGCGGGTTAAACTCAAACGTGAAATCGTCCGGCAGCGGCTTACCGAGCTCCGAACGATGCATAATGTCCAGCACCCGGCGCACTGGCAGGCGTAAGCGACGTTCCTGCAATGAACTAACCCGGTCATAATAGTTGGCAAGGTCTGCGTCACCCGTTGAGAAACCTTTAGGGGACTGCCCGAACAGGCGCACCAGTGGAATGCCAACAGCACCGCTAATCTGCTCGGCGAACTGCGAAAGAATGTCATCCAGACCGCTGAAACTGTACTGGTGGGTTTCGAAGGTATCCTTGGCATCCATTAGCGTCATGCCTTCATTGCTCTGAAACTGGCGGATCAGATCAATGTTTTTCAGCAACGCCTCGAATGCCGGGCCGCCCAGTGCAATAAGCTCACGGAGTTTTTCCACTTTGTAGGTCCGCAGATGCGCTTTGTAGACCAACTGCGCCGCACCGACAGTGGCGCTGTCGAACGCAGTGAGCCGATCCCAGATACGCTCTACAACCGACATTCCCCATTCGTTCTCGGTCATCTTCTGCTGGAATGGCAGCGTCACCCCATCGAAGCGAATCAGGCGGCTATGGTGAATACGCCAGGCGGGGATGCCCGTTGCGGTGGTCACCACATCATAAAGCTCGGGCTTGCCGAGATTCGGCCCCATCTCTTTAATGCGGCGGGTCAGTACCGGGTTAATCATCCAGCGGTCGAGCGGGAGAATACCCTTAAACTTGCCTTCACCAATGGTTTCGAGCCGTAGCGGGGTCATGGGCGCCTGACCTTCTATCATGATGAAGCCCACCGCGCCGCCGTAGAGACGAGACCATTTCAGTACGTCGTTCAGCGCATCCCAGATTTGCAACTGGTCCAGCTGCGCTTCGAGGGTGCCACGGTCTTTTGCGTCAATCTCAGAAGTGATGCGAATACCTTTGCGAGTCATGTCGTCGGGGATAGCATCTACCGCTTCACCGATGAGCCAGGATGAGCGATAGGACCATTCCACCAGCATACGGTTGCGGCTGGTGAAGTTCGCCCGGTAGGTCGATGCGGAGTGCTGGTTAGGCGTCTGCATCCCCACGCGGGCGACAAAGTTCTCGTAGCCGTCGGCCGTGGCCTGCACCGTTCGTCGCGAGGCTTGTTTGTTTCGTGCCATCAGGCCTGTCTCCCTAGCAGCTCCCAGATATTGAGGGCTGAATTCATTGGCGCGTAGCTGATCATCACCGAGTCGGCGAGGTTCGGCGACCTGGTACCGTCAGGCTGTTTATCCACAATGATTTTCCCCACGCCGTTAATGGAGTAGGTTGGCTGCGAAAGCTCGATGATGAGTTTGTCTTTGCTCTCCATCGTGCTGCTGATGGAGATAATTTCGTCCGGGTTGTAGGCCATACCTTCAACAACGGCGCGGTAGGTATTCCGGAAGAGCTTGCGTAAGTACCACCAGCTCTGTGCCTTGGCGTTGGCGAAGAAATCCTTGTTCAGGCGTGCAGCCTGCCCATTGTCGCCCCGTACGGCTTCGTCATCAGGATCGAATACCGCGCCGCTACCACGAAACGGTGTGGCAAGTATTGGCGGCCTGCGGGCGGCTTTGCGTAATTCGTTAATGGCACGCGCATCGCCGCGAACGCCAGCCCCCAGACCGTCCTCGTCGAAGCGAAACTCTTCGAGATTATCCTGTTCACAAAAGCCGAAGACCTTCTCAACAGACTGGTAAATGTCGCTGCCCACGCCGGACCATTCCCGCACGTTCTCCAGAAGAAAACCGTGACGGGTCGAAAAGGCGTTTTTGTCCCGACCTTCGTCGGCAACGTCCATCGCGCCCAGTCGTTTGCCAGTTGGCTGGATGCCCAGCCTGATATGTGCATCAACAGCAGCCTGTACCCAGTCTGAGGGGATCAGGACACCTTCCGCTGATGCGCTGTAGTTCAGGTCAAGCTCCTGCGCCACTACCACCGGATTGTCGATTTTCTCGCATTCCCTGCGATACCACTCATCATCCTTACGGGGGTCGCTGCGCCAGTGGAATGTGAATACCGGTATCTTTCCGCCGTGGCGTTTCTGCGCAAACGGGTTCGCCATGCCGTTGACCGAACTCAGGTCAATACGGCAACGGGTGGTTTGCGATAACGCCGCATCAATCAGTAGCGGGCGTTGCAGAAATGCAGCCTCATCCACCAGATAGAGTGTGGTTCGGTCACCACGTCCAATATTGTCACCAGCCTCGCCCTTGATGACCGCGCCTGTCTCAGGAAATTCAACACGCATGTACGGTGCATGCTTCTTCTCATTCCACGACCCACGAAACTCGACGGGCAGCGTCTCTACAAACTTGCGCGCCTTCCAGAACAACGCCTTAGGGTCACCAGTACTGTCGACATATTCCTCTTTACGGGAACCGAAGCCGATGACCATCTCTTTGTTAAACAGGCAAAGCGAGCAGGCCATCCCGATCGCCGTCCAGCTCAGCCCCATTTCACGGGATTTTTCGGTGATACCGTTCTCCCGTTTGCCCCAGCGTTCCATAATCCAGTGAATCCACTCTTCCTGTTTCGGGAATAGCAGAAAAGGGATGGTGACCGGCAGGCCATAATCGATATTACGCGGGTCCGTCGTCATGCCCCAGTCGATGATGAACTGAGCCGGGTTAGTACGATAAAACTGCTTCAACGCGGGCAGCATCTCAGGATGCTGGCGAATGCGCTGTAAGCGTTCCATCCGCCATTCAAACACCATCTGGTAATCTGGATGTTTGAAATCGAAGGAGAATGGTAACGGCATAATTAACCCATCATTTTTTTGTATAGCTCCGCTGCCTGATCAGTTGTCAGATCAGTATTTTTTCCTGGTAGAGGCGTTTTTTCTGGTTCACTGACAGCACCTATACTCCATGCTTCTCTCTCCAGGCCGATCAACGTTTTCAGGCTGTCGCTCAGGTCTTTCAGAGATTTCACACGGGAAGGCAGACTGATGACTTTTTGATAAGTTTCATTGAGCCGGTCACGGCCTTTATCGTCAGGATCGAACATGATGTCACCCAGCTGCTCCAGCGCCCCTACATCAGCACACTGCGCACCAAGTTCATCAAAAAGCGTGTTTGTGAGTTCCCGGGCCCGGCGAATATCGCCCCGGTGCTCCATGCGAACCGAGGCTATTACCTCCGCTGTGGCTTCTATCAGTACGCGTTCTGTAAGTTCCGTTTTGGTGCGTACCGTTTTGCGTACTTCCTGTTTGCGTACCAGATCGTCAGCCTTTTGCTGAATCCTGGCGTTAAGATCACGGGACCAGTCATCACGCTTTGCGCGCTTGCGGATAGCACCTTCACTAATACCATGATGTGACGCAATTTCACGGAGGGACATCACTCCGGCCCGGTATGCCGTCTCGATGGCCTCCCAGTCCGGTTTTGCCATGATGATTTCCTGTTGTTAATGCTATTAAAAAATCCACCCGAAGATGACCTTTGTGATAGCAATAAAAAAGGCCGCAAGAATATGCGGCCTTTGATTACTGTAAGTTAACAGATTAAACACAACTCTCAGGAGCCACCTGGAAGAGTTATACTTAACCGGATAACTGGCACCCCCTGCCTTATACTGGTATTGGCTGGCAGAGGTAAAACAAGAGTAGTTTGTTTTATTTTATCCACATTGATATATCAACGATGATGGCAGTTATTCTTATAAATAGAGAATTGTTTAATCATTCGACTACAAAGGCAGCATTATATCCTGTCAATACTGGGTTATTTTTATGAGGTATACCAGTTTTTAACGTCTGGTTACGCTGCGTTGATACATGAAATCTTTTTCTTCAGTACCATGGTATGTGACATACGTCCGTATATCCCCTTATAGGACATTTTGTGCTCTTTATGACACCCCGCAGGCCGGAACCGTAACCGTCCTGCGGGAATTTTTTATCTGCACTGCGTCCGGATGTACTCCTGCAAATACTTCAGTTTTTCCTGATCGCTGATGATTCCGGCGCGGATATCGAGAACGTTTTGTCCAGCAACTGGAGAGAGTTCGACGGTGGCAGCATTGCCCACGCGGCGGGTACTGGCGGTTTTGGTTGTGGTTGGCACTGTACAGCGTCCTTCGACACGCACCCGGCCACCAGCAGCAAGGCGGCGCTGCAAATCAGTATTCCTGTTTTGTGCATCAGCTAGTTCCTTTGTGTATTTTGCATCGAGGGCGGCAACGTCACGCTGGCGCACCTCCATATCGCTGATGGTCTCGTTCGCCAGCGTCAGACTATGACTGGCGGTATCACGCTGCGATTTATACTGAATGGCGTTGTCGCGGTAATGGTCTGTTGTCCATGCAAGTACAGCAATCAGCAAAGTCACTGAGAGTTGCAACCAGTATTTTTTAAGCAATACAGGTAACAGATTCATACCAGCACCGATTTTGCTTTTTCAAAGCGCTCTCGCCGATCTCCGATGCCGTTCTGCCCTCCGTTGATTATCTGTGTAACGCGTACCATGTCGCCGGAATATTTCAGACACCCTTTAGTCGCGAAGAACCACGCTGCACTACGGGCAGCATACGTATCCTGTGCCAGTAGATCCGGATGGGCAACGAGCTCAGTTTTGATCCCGTTACCGCAATCACGGTAGTTGTTCAGACCTGTGATCTGAATAAGTCCACGCCCGCGGTAGTTCCAGCCGTCGCCAGGCCCGTTGTTACCCATTCGCTTGCTGTATACCAGATTAGCTATTGCACGCTGTCGCTCGAGCGGAAGCGCCTTCTCACAGGCTTTTCGTCCAAGAGTACTGGCCTGATCTGGAGTGATTCTCCCGGCGCGGATGAATCCGGTCAGCCCGGCGATGCTGTAGTTGAAGCTCTCCACCAGCCTTGTAAAACCAGCGCTTTCATGTCCCGCCTGAGCAATGAACATGGCCTGATCCAGTGGCGCAGTAATACCGAATTCGCTCATTGCCGCCGTAATATGTGGATACCAGCGCGCGGCCAGTTCGGCGCTGATACCAGCCGCCTGCTGAAATTGAGACTCGTTCATGATTAAACCTTGTTATTATCCCCACCGATACGACCACTGATAAACTTCATTGCAAAGCCGCGGATCGCATCCACGCCGATAAGGCCGACGCCGCCACCTATCGCAACAGACAGGGACTTGGGCCAGCCGAAATATTCCAGCGCAGATGAGAAGGTCAACGTCAGGGCGCCGCAAAGTAGAATTTCGAGTGTTTTTTCTTCCAGCCACCGTTACCGCCAAAATAGGCAATGCGCAGACCAGCCATAAATAACGACATCAGAACAGCGCCCAGCGGGGTATCTCCTCGCCACCAGCTCTGGAACAGCTCCAGCCAGCCCTGCCAGGAATGGGGATCGTTGTGCATTTTCATAAGCCTCACCTCCGATAGCTCGGATGGCGCAGTGTGAAGTAGGAAGGCCGCCCGGTGGATTAACGACAAAACTCAGAGGGATTATTCCGGACGGCACAAACAGAAAAGCCCCGCACGATGGCGGGGCTTGAATTTGTTTGGTCAACGATTGAAGCTATGGCGACGATATCAGATTTACTCAAAATGTATGCTATTTAATTGACTTTTGCAATACCCTGCTGCGAAAAGGTCGCTTTTTGTTGTGATCTTGTTTTCACCAGACAAAGCAGAGATTCGGTATCAAGCCTCTTAAAGATGTTACTCATCGCGCGCCAGTAGTCCGCATAGTTGTGGCTCCAGTTGTCAGGCTTAACCCCGCACAGGCTGGCAAGCTCCTGTTGCTGGTAGACGTATCGTCCGGCCAGCCCCTCTCTGACATCCTGCGCCGCCAGCCAGATAAGTTTCTTCAGCCGCTCCACTGTCTTGCCAGCCATCTTCCTCCCTGCAAGCTGCTGTCTGAACTCGCACCACGCCCAACGTGTTATTTCGACCTGGTGTTCCCAGCAGGTATTCTCACTATAATTCCACAACAACCACGCCTTGTAGTGTTCATCGAGTGAAAGAACCGCCCGGCGCCATGAGGCAGTGGAATATTCCACAGGCTTCACCAGCGGGATAGCGCTTCCTTTCGCCAGCGACTGCTTGCCGGGAATTGGTGGGTTATTTAACGTTATCCAGCTTTCTGTTTCCTCGTCCCAGATACGCTGTTTTTTTCGGGGATAGTTTTTCGTGTCGAATTGCGAGTTCTCCAGCCAGGCCAAAAGCTGCCCTTTAGTCTCCCCGCTTAAATCGGCTGTCGCTACCATTAGCTGCTCACGTACATACTGGAGGTATTGAGTGTTCATTGAGTAAATCCTGTGAACTGATAAATACGAACAAAATTGCGCAGGATGCGGTAGTCAACCAGCACCGAACCCGGACGGCGGTAAATACGGAGGCGCTGCCAGCGCATGCGGAGTATCTCGATCAGTTCTGGTTTCATGCGGCCTCCAGCTTTTTTAGCGCACGCAGATCCGCCAGTGCCGCGAGCCTGATTTTCTTCAGCTCCTCGACCGTCCAGCGGTGCGGGGTGTTATTGTTCTCGAGTGCCAGCACCGCCGCCTCACCGTAACGCTCAACCAGCGCGGTACGATATGCTTCGATGTTCCCTGATTTGTAGACGTTGCAGACATCACACTGAAGATGGATGTTGAAGCGAGTGAAGCGCAGATGCCCGGCGGCGGCCGTACTCCTGTAATGGCCTGCATGCCATGCGAATGCCGTCTTCGTTCCACAGGAGATGCAACCGAGTCCTTCTGCCAGTTCGGTTTCGCGGCAAATGTCATTTACGGCGCGCTGCGTCAAGTCAATCCAGTGCTTCAGCGGCTTAACCGCGGCTTTCCGCTGGCGCCAGGTGGCGCGTTCTTTTTTCTCAGCGGCGCGCTGAAGGGATTGCGCCTTACGTTGCGCGGCTTCGCGAGCTTTTCTGGTTTGTTCTTTGCCGACGGCGCTGGCGCACTGGTACGAGCAAACGATCTGCCCCTCGCGTATCGGGTGAAACCACTGGCGGCATTCTTTGTTTGCGCACTTACGGCGCGGTAATTTAGCCATGTTCACCCCCAGACCTTTTGGCGTAAGGATTTTGGCGTCCGCACCCGGTGTGCATATTCAGGTAATTTCGCGCTGACAGTCCAGGTAATGAAGTCAGGGTTCAGGCTCTTTTCTGTCCTTACGCCCCGCTTCTGATAATCCGATATCAGCGTGTCGGCCTGCTCGGTTGTGCAGTCATGATGATGGAACCAGGAGTATTTCATCGCCATCACCCCGCAAAGCTCATGAGCTGGGCGGCGGCGTTCTCGGCCTCGCGCTGAGTACGGAATGTACGTGATAAAATCCAGCGCCAGAGAACATCAAGCGCAGATTTATACAACTGCTGAAATTCGACCTCATTCATACTGGAAAAAGCGATGCTGCGGGGATGTTTGCGAAGGGTGCCGTCCGGTAGCTGGATGGCGTCATAGTGACCAGCCTCAACCGTCACCCATGCGCGGTAGGCATCGAATGATTTACACAGGCTAATCCCGTTTGTTACCCGGCGGTTTGCAATCTGTTCCAGATACTGTTCAGCCGCATCCAGTAATGCGCTTTCATTCCCGCCATATGCAGCGAGAAACTTTGCATAACCGTTTACCAGTTTGCGCTCATTGGCAGAAATGGCGCCGCCGGTGGGTTCCCAGTATTCAAACCCAAGATTAAGCAACGCGAAAAAGCGGCGATGGAATGCAGGATTCCTCACCTGACGGAACTCAGCCACCAGCACGGCGCCGAGTTTGATTTTTGATTGCAGAATATCACTGGTCTCCGGCGTTGCGGGGATCAGAATTCCAGATGACTGCTTGATGAGTTGTAATTCGTGCGCCATGGTGTTCTCCGTGGCGCATAATTGTCAGGTTACTGGTTGTTCAGGCCAGTGCGATAATTATGATTGCGTGCTGATTGTTAAGTCAATTATTAGAACCCATCTCTCTGACAACTTCCATAATGGTATCCTTAGACCAGTACAAATCATCTCTCGATAGCTTTCGGTTTGTTACAGAACCGTTTTGGGTTGATAGGATATAGCGATCACCTGATGCAAGTCTAAAAGACAAAAGTTCTATTCCCTTTGCATCAGTTATAGTCACCCGCAAATTATCAGTAAGATCTGATAGTACTCCCTCTGCCACGTACCCCCCTGAGCGACACACGGACGCGGTTAAAAATTGTCGGCAGCAGCATCAAAGGGATACGCAAATTGCGGTATTCTGAAAAATGCGCGCCAGCATTAAGCGCAATGTTAATAAAACCAGTCGTCAGCGCTTTCCCACGTTTCCTGCAGAATGCTCTGTATACGTTTTTTATCGCCATCAGCAGCACCGACGATACTCAGACCATCCTGACTGCCTCGACGGATGGTTAAGTTGCAGTTTTCATACTGATTCTGGAGACGGGTAATTAATTCTTTTTCAAGTGCAGGAACGGCACCTTCCGGAAGCTGTTTTGTCCGGCTGATAACAAGTTCAATTCTCATAATTCCCTCTACATTTAACTACTGTATATAAACACAGTATACCTGTTAGAAAGAATATTCAAGAGGTGAATAGCACTTTTTGCAAAAGCTAGCATGTTGTTTCATATCAGATTTTAGGCGAAAAAACCCGCCGCAGCGGGTTATGACGCAACACTTCATGCCGGAGTTTTCCGATCCGTCTTGTTGTGAACCTCCCAGAGACTAATGCCGCAACTGAACACAAAATCAGCCAGATAATTTAAACCGGACCATTCCCGGATGCCGCCGCGCGCCGCTTCCACAAATACAGCGATATCCTGATCACGCCACACTCCAAACAGGCGCCAGCCGCCACTATCAGTCTTAACGGCTGCTATACGCGTCAGAACACCAGTCTGGTACAGGTCAGTGAACGCAGGTTTCTTCCTGGTTATTATTCGCATATCTACAAACCTAAGAAATGTTGATTACAAATCACTGATTCGTATTTTTTGATTTTGTACTAATGCCTACTCCTGAATTGCTTCAGAAGGTAGCCCAATCATCTCGTTCAGCGCTTCCCGGCGAATAGCAGGAGGCAGGGGAACAACCGCATCTTCAGCAGGTAACAGTTCTTTGGCTTCAGGCCACTGTTCCAGCAGTCGCTTAACCGTTCTGGCTTTATCCAGTGCGGCGGTGACGCTCTGGCGGATGTCTGTTTCGTCGCTTTTTATTTCCCTGTAAAGCGTATCGAAGCTGTAGAACTCGGTAACGAGTGGGTCATCTGCCAGTAAGGTGTATTCATAGGGGGTTATTTTTTGGATATGGTCTGGTGAACCCGGCTCATTGTGCCGGTAATTGCCGTTGAAGTATGCAGTAACACGCGAACCCGCCAGATTCAGATAAATATCGCTGTCATATCTGACAAACGTATAGTTTGTCCTCAGCTCTTCGGGCAGTTTCGCAATAAGCGCTGCAATTTTCTTTTCGGTTTTTAATACCTCAGATTCTGCTTCCGGTCCGCCAATTGCCGCCAGCCTTACACGTTCCGCCCAGTCTGCCCGGGCAGCACGCAGGGCTTTCTTCCGTTGCGGAATACCAGCTTTTGCCAGTGCATTATCCACGATTTTCTCTTTAATGGATTTATTCAGTGTCTGGTTCATATTTTTCACCTTGTATAATTCAGGTTGTACGAATCCCGCCGCGTGAGCGGTGTTTAAAATCGTTTTTACGGTTAATTAATTATTCAGCAGGCGATCTTTATTCCTTAATACATTTAAACTCTTCCAGCGTGACTTTCTCTTCGCGTGATTTGTAATGCTCCAGTTCATCCAGCAGCGCCAGCATGGTGGCGGGGTTGGCTGCGGCGATAAATTCCGCGTCACGTTTCTCAACAGTATGGGCCAACGTCACTTCTTCACCGCAGAGAGAAAACGGCGTTACCGTGATGCCATTGAACAGTGATGAGGTGCAGCGCCAATTCTCCGGCGTAGCCTTCTCCGCCACTTCACGCAGCGCACGTTTGTCGATGTTCATGCTGCACCTCCAAAAATCCATTGGTTACCTGCGTGCGACTGGAATTTGCAGGACGTGTCAGGCATAACCAACTCATGAACCACTTCGCCTGTTTCAACAAAGTAGTAGTTGCTGTCTGTAACGTTGTTGATGAAGAATGCCTCACGCTCGCGCCATGACATCTCACCGAGAATACGCTGCACCTTTTTGGTGATTGGTCGGTAATCAGGTTCTATGCCAGCCAGTTTTGCCGCCGCGTAGTTGTGGTGGCCATCCATCAGGATGGTGTATTGCTGCCCACGCAGAACTATCGGGTAAACAGATACGATAAAACGCTTAAATCTTGCCGCTCTGTCGTTTACCTTTGCCTTGTCGAGGTAGCGCTGACTGCTGATAAGCGGACCTTTGATGTTGCTCATTGGCCCTTTATCGGTGATTACTTTTTCAATATCTAATGCAGTTATCATGATCTGACTCCCTTTAGTCCGAATTTGGCCCGAATTTCTGCAATCTTCGCGAGGTTTTGCGCGCGGTTTAGTGGTCTGCCACCAAGAACAGGAAGCTGCTTAACTGGCTCCGGGATCACCTCTCCACGGTTTATCCTGGTAACCATGTGGTTGAGTTCTTCGACTGCCTTGCGGCGCAACTCGGTATCACTAAGAGCGTTAGCTCGCATGTTTGAGTACAGTGTGGTGACAAGCCAGTAATGGGCTTTGGATTCCCATGGATATGATTCTGCATCCGGGTATAAACCACGCGTGCGGCAATACTGGTAAACCATATCGACCAGTTCATTGGCATCAGGAAGCCCGGCAGCAGTTGCCAATTCAGCCTTACACCATGCGACGAACTGGCCTGGAGACGGAAGAAACGGACGTTCCTGACGGCGGGCGACACGCATTCCGGCCGCAACTTGCTCCATGGTGGTGATGTCGTTCTCACGGAAAGCCAGAACCCACTGACGCCGGATTTCGTTCATCTCAGCCTGGCTGCGATTAGCTGTGGTAGCAGGGAACGCTGCCATAAGCTGACTAAACACGTTGTTGATGACCTTAGCAACCTGCTCAACTTGCGGCTTATCGTCATGCTGTTCCGGCATGTTGTTGGCAATACGGCGCATCTGCTCACGGTCAAAATTAACCATCTGCGCAGCAATGTTTTTCATAGCTCCACTCCGTATATCCAGTCAGTGTTATTCAGGTCAAGTTTTGGCTTAGAGGCAGTTGTGCCAGTCTGTTGCTTGTTGCGGTTGATATCGAGTTGAGTCCACTTTTCGCGGAGCTTTGCCGGGCTAATGACGTTGCCAGCCCAGAAGCTGTCATGGCACGCCCAGCGAAACAGCACGCACATGTCGCGATGTGTTCGTCCGTCACATTCACGCATCAGGCGTATATCGTTAGCCCATCCTGCCAGGTTAGGTTTTCTGGCTGATGGAGAAATGGTTTTTATCAGGTCAAACATCCACTCGGCAGCAGTTAGGTCTTCAGCAGTTCCCCACTTGTTGCCTCTCTGAATCGCTGCTTCGGGTTTTAGAACATGAGGTTTCTTTCTTGGCTTGTCAGAGGATTCGTCAGAATTCTCTGACGTAGATCTTTTAATATTGTCTTTTGTTAGTTTGTCTTTTGTGGTTAGCAACTTCTGCTTAGGTGCGTTAGCAACTTCCGCTAAGGTTTTCTTAGCAGGTTTAGCTAATGTTTTGCAGAATCCGTTATTTTTAGTTTGCCACTCGGAAATATGGATATTCATACCAACCCTGCGGCCTTCCTGAATCAGTACCTTCTTCCTGATCAGACTGTTTTTTGCTGTCGAGCAATGGGTATGATGCTTCTGAATCATCTCCTCTAACTGCTCGTTGCTGATCCAGTCCATTTTCTTGTTGTATCCATACGTTTTGCGCCATACGGCCATCAGGATGCACAGCTCAGTCTCCGGCAAACCAGAACACATCACGGCATCCAGAAGTTCATTTGCCAGGCGCGTATAGCCATCATCGAGATCTGCCACGCGCGGCTCCTTAGGTGCCACGTCAGGCACAGGAAAATTGATTACTTCGGCAGTGTTTGCCATAATTACTCCTGTGAATTGATCCAGTTAATTCCACCAGAAAGCCGTTGGTGTTCGCGCACCGCGGCTTTCGCCTTTTTGGTTGCTGCCATTTTCAGTCCCACCCCAGCGCATCCGGCCTGGCTCGTTCAGCCTTTAGACCTGCATCAGCGAGAATCTCTACAGCTGTGAGATAGTTTCTGGATACCAGTACCGCCTCCGGTGGCGCGGCCTGAATCCCAAGAAAAGCCAGCTCTTTCGCCATGTTGCAGAAATATCCCTCAGCTTTACGCCTGCTGACTGTCGACTCGCTGATGCCCATATGCTCGGCGTATGATTTCTGCCCTACTGATGCAAGCCGGTTGAGCAGGACACTCTCTATCTCAACCGGGTTGATTTCTGGTGGGTCTAACTTTCGTGCAATTGCGTTCTCCATGGGTAAATATCCTCTATGGTTATTTGGCTGATGCCTCTTGGCTTGGTAAGCCATCGGTTGGGTTTGGGTATGCTGCTGGGTCAATCTCGTGAGGAGTGACTTTCCATTCAAGAATTTCACATAACGGCAGGATGCGACGGGGAGGAATTACTCCTTTTCTCAGCCACTTGCCTACAGCTTGAGACGAGATACCAAAATGTTCGCCGATGCTCATTTGAGTCATGTGGTTACTGATTTTGATTTTTAATTGGTTGTCCATTTGGCTCTCCAGTTCTACGAGTTGGTAGCTGGAGATTATCACGTAAAACTTTAGGTTCCAACAAAAATCAATCTAATAGTTCCAATGAATAAAGAAACTGAAGGTTGTAAAATGTGAATATGAACAAAAATCTTCATCCCATTTTCGCCAAGCGTATCCAGCAAGTTCTGGATGAGAACGGCTGGTCTATGGCTGACCTCTCACGGCGCGTAATGCTTTCTCACACATCTGTGAGAAAGTGGGCCTCTGGCACATCTGTAGCCAGCGGAGAGCGCTTGAAAAGGTTATCGGCGGTGACCGGAAGGCCTGAATATTGGTTCTTCATGGAGCCAGGGGATGAAAGTGAAGGCGAAAGGGATGAACCTAAACCCAGAGTCCTTGATGAAAAAGAAGAAACATTGCTTTCTCTTTTCAATCAACTCCCGGAAGCAGAGAAACTGCGTGTTATCCTCCATACAAAAGCAGTCCTCCAAGAGATGGATCTGCTGAAGAACAACGTTTTTGATCTAATTAACGACCTCAAAAAATAGAACCAAAGGACTCATCCATACAGGTAGCACCTCTTTAGGTGCTATTTTTATGCCTCAAAATAGAACTTTTAGTTGCGCTTTTTACTTTACAAATCGAACCTTTGGTTTTATTGTTGATTTCATCGACAACAAGCGCATCGTTGTCAGGTGTAAAACGTTCCGCCGCCGGGCGTTAAACGGATGAAGAGGTAAGTAATGGAAATCATCGATAAAAAATACAACGGCAAAGAAGAGACCACCGCATTTCACCTGAAATCCAGTGGCAAAATTGTCTCACGCCTGCTTTCAACAAAGCTTGATCGTGATGATTGGGAGATCATCCATAACCTATTGCATTTCGTTTACAGCCAAGGTGTCGAGGCAGGCAGTAAAAGCCGCGCAAAAGAAATACGGATAGCTCTTGGATTAGAAGATGACTAATTACGGCACAACAACATTACCAAGAACCAGCGTTGTACCGGGAATGCTGGTTAAGTACCAGGGGCGCACATACCGCGCATCTGCAAACGTAGGAAAAGGGTTGTACCTGTTTACCCTTTTCGAACGCCTGCGGACAACCAACGACGAGATCGAGGTTTACCTCAACCAACACGGCAAACCTGCAACCCATTAGCAGGAAAAACCAGCAAAACGAAATACTGCACAGATTCTGGCAGCCCACATGGTGTCGGGGATTCTGCAAACCAAATTCAGGAGTTCAGCCATGAACGCATATCTCACTTACGACCGGATCGAGGCTCAGAACTGGACCCGGCATTACCAGCAAATCGCCAGAGAAGAGAAAGAATCCGAGCTGGCTGACGACCTGGAGAAAGGACTGTCGCTTCACATGCTGGAGTCGCTGTGTATGGACGAGCTACCGCGTCACGGCGCCAACAAAAAGGCGATCAGCCGGGCATTTGATGACGATGTCGAGTTCCAGGAGCGCGCGTCGGAGTTTGTGCGGTACATGGTTGAAGTGTTTTCCCGGCATCAAATTGATATTGAATCAGAGGAATAGGACAAATGAGCGAACAGAAGACGCATTACCGTAAGGCTTTCGACTCCCCTTATCTCAGTAGCGCCGATATCGTGGAGCCAACAATTCTTACTATCGCACGCGTCGCGCTGGAAAGCGACAAGACAAAAAAAACAAAAGACGTTTTCAACACGGCCTACTTCGAAGAGCGAGAATTACGCCCAGGTGAAAAGCTGAAGCCGATGATACTCAATGCCACTAACAGTAAAACGCTTAAGGGCATTACCGGCTCACCATTTCTGGAAGACTGGAGAGGAGTAAAGGTTACTGTTTTTGTTGATAAAAATGTGCGTTTTGGAAAGGAATCAGTTGAAGGTCTGCGTATCAGTCCGGCGCGGGTAATTAAACCATCCCTGACACCAGAAAAAACACAGGCATGGAGTAACGCAAAGGCGGCTTACCGGCGCGACGGAAACCTGGACGCAGTTAAATCCCGTATGGATATATCTCCTGCCTTCGAGCAACAGCTTATTGCGGAGTGTACACAATGATCTGGCATGACGTGGAACAAAACAGTGAAGAGTGGGAGCTGCTGCGACTGGGAAAGGTCACTGCGTCTAATTTTGGTCTGATTATGGCAAATGAAGGGGGGGCATTTGGCGAGCCTGCAAAGCGCTATGCATTGCAGATTGCACTGGAGCAGATCAAAGGGTGCAAATCTGAACTCACCTATTCCAATGAGCATATGGAGCGTGGTCATGAACAGGAGCCAATAGCACGAATGCTGTATGAGGAGAGGTACTTCATTGATGTCGATAATGGCGGCTTCTTCGATCACGACACATATGGTGACAGCCCGGATGGACTCGTTGGAACTGATGGCTTACTGGAAATTAAATCCGTAGTGGCTTCAACTCACTACGCCACGATGATTCGCGGCAAGTTCGACCCGGCTTACAAATGGCAACTGATAGGGCACCTTGACTGCTCAGGCCGTGACTGGGTGGATTTTGTAAGTTATTGCTCTGACTTCCCGGCGGAAAAACAACTCATTGTTTACCGGCTGAATGCCACAGATTTCACTGGAGAGATCGCAAGATTACGCGAACGCCGCGATGCGTTTATCGCCCTGGTATCTGATGTTAAACGCAAAATTCTGGAGTCTGCATGAGATACGGATCTGTTTGCAGTGGGATTGGCGGGCGCATAGCGGCTGTGTTGCCAGTTGAAAAAAGTGTTCCGCGCACCTGGTGCCGCCCGTTCCTGAAATGGGCAGGCGGTAAATATTCGCTGCTGCCGGAACTGGATCGTCTTATCCCGGCAGGTAAACGACTGATAGAGCCATTTGTGGGCGGCGGATCGGTGTTTCTTAACTCAGACAAGCACGAACGCTTCCTTCTGGCTGACGTCAACGCCGACCTGATTAACCTGTACCAGATGCTGGCCGTAGTGCCTGATTCAGTAATCGGAGAGGCAATAAAAGCTTTCAGGCATCTGAATGATGTCGAAAACTACACAGTAATTCGTGAAGCTTTCAACGCCCAGAAACTGAATGCGACAGAACGAGCGGCCGCATTCCTTTACCTCAACAGGCACTGCTTTAACGGTCTGATGCGTTACAACCTTGACGGTTTTTTCAATGTTGGATGGGGAAAGTATAAAGCCCCATATTTCCCGGAAGAAGAGATCAGGGCATTCAGGCAGAAGTCTCACGCGTGCGTATTTATGACTGCGGGTTTCGAACGTACTCTCAGGCTGGCGGGTGATGGTGATGTCGTTTACTGCGATCCGCCATACGAGCCAATGCCCGGCACCGCTGGCTTCACTAGCTACGCCTCCGGTGGGTTCTCATGGGATAGCCAGGTAGCGCTTGCTGAAAGCTGCGTGGCAGCCCATCAGCGCGGCGCAAAAGTGTTTATCAGTAATTCTACCGCACCACGCGTTATTGAACTTTACGAGCGGCACGGCTTCACTTTGCACCGGGTCAATGCCCGCAGATCAATATCGAGTAAAGGCAGTACCCGAGAAACAGCGAACGATATCGTCGCCTCACTGGGGATTTAGTGATGATGAAACTTATTAACAGAAGCAAGCAATCACCAGTCGGTCGTCGCGCATGTGATATTGCACTGGCTGCGCATCATGAGAAGTTCGGCGATTACGGCAGACAAAAGCACGTTACCAATTACACCGTTGTAGTGGATGGCGTAAAGGTTCCTGTTGAAGTTGTTAACCGGACCACCAGCTACGTAGCCACCGCAATGATCGGCGTCCGGAAACTTAGAAATCTGCCAGCACAGGCAAACTGAATATTAGCGATGGCCCGCTGCGGGGCCACTGGAGAAAACGATGAGCAAAAAAATTAGAGACTTTGAATTGATGAGCACCCGCGAAATTTGCTGCCAGCTCAGGATTTCTTCCAGGACGCTGGAGCGTTACCGTAAGCGACCAAGCGACAACAACCCATTCCCGGAGCCTGACTGTTCATATATGGGTGGCTCCAACAAATGGCTTAAAACCAAAGTCAATGAGTGGCAGGTCAGGGAAATGTCACGACCAACACGCCGTCCAATGTCGCATCTGAATCTGCCCCGTGACAACAAAGGTCGACTCATCCGGTCTGACGTGGCGTGA